AATGATTGGTGAAACTTATTTAGCAACCGTATACAGAGTTTATACTGAATCGGATAAATCTATAAAAAACGACTTAGAGAAAAAACTGGTACCGGTATACAATGAAAATAGTGATTTTACGGATACTGATGTTAGATTTTTGGGTGCAATAGAATATAGAAGAGAAAGTTTTATTAATAAAGAAGACTATGCATTTCCATTTGACAAAAATAATATAACATATCCACTAATAGGTGAAACGGTATTGATATTAAACATTGAAAATTCACACTATTGGTTACCATACTCCGCAACACAATATCCAAATTTTAGAGAATCTTTATTAGTTTCGGAAGTGTCTAGAGAAAAGAATATATCTACTGGAAATTCAGAAAACAAAAATAGGAATTACACAGAAACCAAAACAGGTTCAACGGGTCAAACAGGTACTCCTAAAAAATCAGATGAGAAAAGTTATAAAGTAAATGAAAAGATTAAATTCTTAAAACCAAGAAGTGGAGATACCATTTTAAGTGGTAGAGTTGGTAATACAATTCGTTTTAGTGAATTCTTTTTAACGGAAGATGGTAAAACATCATCACCTGGTATTTTTATAAGAAATAAACAAAACCCACAACTTGATAATTCAAAAATAGGAACACTAATAGACGAAGATATCAATGGAGATGGTACATCCGTATATTTTACGTCTAATAAAATTAAAGTACCATTTAGAGAAAATATAAATAAAACCAAAATAGCTTTTAGAGAATATCCTAATTCGGAAAAACTAACAGGTAATCAACTATTTGTAAATTCCGATAGAATAGTATTATCTGCAAAGGCAAGTGAGTTTATTATATTTGGAAAAGGAAATACTGGAGTTATAACTGATGGCAGATATAGTATAGATTCTGCAAAAGAGATATATGCACATTCCGATAGTGACATCGTATTACATACCAATAAAAATATAGTATTAAATAGTGATGCATCCGGAGTTGTTTATATTGGTAAAGTTGGAAATCCAGGTGGTGCAGGTTCCGAAGTTCAAAGAATGGTATTATCAGGTGAATTGATTGATTTGATGGGTGAAATGTTGGATGCTATAAATAAAATGGTATTTGCAACAGGTGTCGGCCCAACGGGTGCAGGCCCCCATAATTCTGCAATATTCACATCAATTAAACAAAGATTATCTAAGATACAATCATCTAGAAACTTTTTAAGTAAGTAATATGTGGGCAATTTTTAAATTGAATGTATTAACTGCAATGCTTACCGGCCAATTTAAAGCTGACCCGGATACATTTGCTGAATTTTATGCAAATGAATACGATAAGGCAATTAAAAGTGGTGGTGATTTATTATACGGTGTAAATGTTATCAATGGCAATGTTAAAGGTATGGCAGATGCTATAAAAATTGCATTAAAAAAAGGAACAGATAGTGTAGGTAGTAATTTTAATGTATTGGCCGAAATATATCCATCTGCATTTGATGCATATTGGTCAGGTGCAGAAATGTCACCATTACCAAACCCCTTAGTAAAACCTTTAGGATGGCCTTCAACACCACCTGCACCTGGAGCTATTCAAAACATTGGACCAGACCCAATTACATTAGCTTCAACTACTGCAGCACATAAAGCGGAAGTAGAAGCATTGAAAATTTTAGAGGATGAATTAAAAAAACAAACAATTACTCTACCATCCGTTCCACCTCTACCACCGATTGCAATTCCGGTATATGAAACTGCACAAAAGATAATTAAGAAAGAAGAAGTTACACCGGATATTAAAAATAATCCAATAGTTAAGGGTGCGGTAGAAATAATAAAAAAATTAAAAGAAGCAAAAAAGAAAAAAGCAGCAATTGGAAAACAAATTAAAAAGTCATTAAAAATTGAATTTCCAAAACTACCAGATAGAAAGAAAATAATAGAAGAAAATAAAGAAAAATTGTTAGAAAAAGCTATTGAAGAAGTTAAAAAACAAATAATTCCTCCAATTGAAGATATCATACTACAACCAATATATCAATATGTTCAAGTGGTTGTAGCGTTATTAGATTCTATTCCAAAACCAAAACCAACACTTACAGAAATTAAAAAATTTGTAAAAGATACGGCAAATGGATTAGTGCCTGATATTGATATCCCAATCGACATACCCAATATTCCAACAAAAGAAGAATTAAAAAAACAAGTTGATGCAAAAACACCAACGGAAGAAGAAATAAGAGCATTGGCTGAAGATAAAATAAAAGGGTTAATACCAGACCCGCCTTTTATCAGTTTTACACCACCGAGTTTTGTATTTAGTACAAAAACAAATGTGTTACTTGACCCGTTTTTATCATTGGCACAATTACACTTATTAAATGTCGGTGGAAATATGGTAGTTACGGCACAATATCCCGGAGCACCTCCAGCACCTGCTATTTTAAATTATACGGGATATCAAGTTAAAACGGGCCCACCCGTTCCTGATTTCCCATCTACGGTTGAGTTCCCTCAAGTTGATTTGGGTAGTTTAGAATTACCACAATTTCCTGAGTTACCACAATTACCAAATATAAGTGTTACCGATTTGGCATCATTATTAACAATATCTTTGCCAAACATAGACATTAAAACACCAACCATACCGAATGTTGGATAAATTATTAAATCAAATATTTATTACTAAAACATATATAAACAATTATTATGAAATCAGAAATTTTACTAACTTTAATTAAAGAAGTTGTTAAAAACGAAGTTAAGTTACAAGTAAAAGAAGAACTTGTTAAACTTATCAAATCTGGTGCAGTTACTTTAAACTCACAAACAAAATCAACTCCATCATTGAAGGAGATGACGGAAGTTACTCCTGCACCGGTTAAAAAACAACAACCGGTTCAACAAACACAAAGACCACAAAAAGAATTTTCAAAAGACCCGATGATAAATGAGATTTTGAATATGACACAACCATTTACTGCAGAACAAAGAAAAGAAGGTGCACAGGCCGTAGGTAGTGTATTGGATATGATTAAACCAGAAATGAGAGTGGACGAAAGTGAGTGGGAAACAATGGATTATAGAGATGTGAATGTACCATCGAATGTTCCAAATTTTGAATCAACCGGAGATGGTTTACAAGATGCTACAATAAAAGCATTAACGAGAGATTATTCGGAATTAGTAAAGAGATTTAAATAATGGCAATAGAGTTAGGTAGAATTAACGTAAATGACTTAAAAGAAAATGATTATAAATCATTGGGGATTGGTTTCGGTAGGAAATCTAATTCTGGTGGTATATTTGCAGTTAATTACACTACTCTAACACAGGCAAAAGATAATTTAGTAAATTTAATATTAACTAAAAAGGGTGAAAGAGAAATGCAACCTGAATTTGGATGTGATATTCATAATTTAATCTTTGAACAAATTGTTGAAAACTCTATTGCAGTTGATATTGAAAATTCCATATTAGATGCAGTAAATATTTGGTTACCTTATATAAATGTAGATAATATAATATTTGATTATAATGATAATGATATAGATACAAATAGAATTACTTTAGAAGTAAAATTTTCATTAAAGTCAAATCCATCATTAACCGAAACACTAAATGTTAGTATAAATAATTGATAAATGGCTATTAAACCTGTTAAAAAAAGTTGGGGGAGTGAAAAAAATATAAATTATTTAGGTAAAGATTTTAATACTTTAAAACAAAACCTAATTGATTATACTAAAACATATTTTCCAAGTACATATTCTGATTTCAATGAATCGTCACCTGGTATGGTGTTTTTGGAACAAGCTGCTGTTATAGGAGATATTTTATCTTTCTATCAAGATGTTCAATTAAAAGAATCAATGTTGGCAAATGCAACGGAAAGAAAAAATGTTGTTGCATTGGCACAAACAATGGGATATAAACCAAAAACATCCTCTCCTGCAGTTACAACATTAACGGTGTATCAATTGATTCCATCCAAAAACTCAGGTTCAAGTGTTGTCCCGGATGAAAGTTATTGTTTAAGAATAAAAGATGGAATGGAAGTTGCATCTACTACAAATTCGAGTATAGTATTTAGAACGGTAGATTCTTTGGATTTTTCAAATACAACTGACAGAGAAATTGATGTTCATGAAAGAGACACAACAGGTAATCCGACTTTTTACTTATTAACAAAAAGAATTAAAGCAATATCTGCACAAGAAGTAACCACTACTAAGACTTTTGGTGACTCAACCGATTATCCTACAACTACACTAAGTGATACGAATATAATTGGTATAACATCAGTTGCGGACCAGGATAATTTAAAATACTATGAAGTTCCTTATTTGGCACAAGAAAGTATATTTGTTGAAAAACCAAATACAGAATCAAATAGTGAATTATATCAATCATCATCGGTTGTACCTTACATTTTGGAAGTACAAAAAGTACCTCGTAGATTTTCGGTTAAGGTAAATTCAGACAATACCTTAGATTTAGAATTTGGAAGTGGTGATACTACATTAAGTGATGAAATATTACTACCTAATCCAAAAAATGTAGGATTGGGATTGGCTAATTCAATACAAAGATTAAATCAAGGTATAGACCCATCGAATTTTTTAAAAACAAATACATTTGGAATTGCACCTGTAAATAAAACATTGACTATAAAATACTTAGTTGGTGGTGGTGTAGAATCTAATGTAAATACGGGTGACTTAACTAGTATTTCTAGAATAGAATATGATGAAGATTTATTAGCAGTTGATAATGAAGTTTTATATAACTCAATGAAACAATCCGTTGCAGTTGAAAACTTAGAACCTGCAGCAGGTGGTAGAGGTGTGGAAACAATAGAGGAAATTAGACAAAATGCATTAGCAACTTTTGGTTCTCAAAATAGAGCAGTTACTAAAGAGGATTACATAGTAAGAGCTTTATCGATGCCAGAAAGATATGGTAGTGTAACTAAGGCATATGTTAGTGCAGACGGAGAGATAGATAATAATTCACCTTCGTCAATTTTGGCAAACCCTAAAAACATATCTGAGTTTGTAAATTTGGTAGATAGTCTTAAAAATAGTAATAAAGAAAATATTCAAAAAGAATTAGTTAAGTATCTTACTCAAAAGAAATCTAATCTAAGTGAAGTTAATAACCCATTTGCAATAAACTTATATATTTTAGGATACGATTCAAATAAAAAATTGACAAACCTAAATAGAGCTGTTAAGGAGAATTTAAAAACTTATATTTCCGAATATAGAATGTTAACCGATGGTGTTAATATCATAGATGGTTTTATTATAAACATAGGTGTAGATTTTGAGATAATTTGTTATTCAAACTACAATAAAAGAGAAGTTGTAACAAATTGTTTAACCGAATTACAAGAGTATTTTAATATAGATAATTGGACATTTAATAAACCAATCAATATTTCAGAAATAGAATTGATTCTTGCAAATGTAGACGGAGTAATGAGTGTACCATCGGTAAAGCTTTCAAATTTATGTGGTGGAGATGGTAATTATTCACCAAATAGATACAACATAGATGAGGCAACTAAAGGTAAGATAGTTTATCCTTCGTTAGACCCATCAATATTCGAAATAAAATATCCAAACAAAGACATAAAAGGGAGGGCTTTATAATGCATAAATTTTACACATCATCATATGACGCTAGTATTTACTTACAACAACCTGACCAAAATACTGGTAGGGATGAAATATTGGAAGTAGGTAAACTTTATTATGGTTCATCTATGGATATCAATAGAACATTGATTAAATTTGATGTTAATAATATTGAAACCGAAAATGGTTGGAAGGCTTTCTTAAATCTTAAGTCTGCAAATTCATCCGAAATACCATTGGAATATACAATTTATGCAAATGCAGTTTCTCAAAGTTGGACAATGGGAACTGGTACTAAATTTGATAATATAACATCGGATGGTGTGAGTTGGTATTATAAAAATGGAACCGATAAATGGATGGATTATAATGTAACTCCAGATTCATATGTAAGTGGCTCCGATACCGGTTCACTATCAAATGGTGGAGGTGGTACTTGGTATACTGCATCTATGTCATCACAATCGTTTAGTAATGAACCCGATGATGTTAGAATGGATGTTACAAATATTGTAAAACTATGGTTGAGTGGGTCTTTACCTAATAATGGGTTTATAATACATCACCATACATCTGCATCAATCGACTCAAATGATTATGGAGTATTAAAATTCTTTTCAAAGGAAACCAATACAATATACGAACCTAAATTAGAAATTGTATATGACGATTACTCATTCACAACTGGAAGTTTACAACCAGTAGTTGGTTCACTATATGATGGTGATTATAAAGTAATAGTTAATAATTTAAAAAATCAATATTTTAAAAATACAAAAGTTAGAGTAAGAGTTAAAGGTAGAGAATCATATCCATCAAAGTCGTTTGGAACAACATTTTCATACGAACAAATTAAAAGTTTACCTGCAGGTTCAACTTATTATCAATTGGAAGACTATATAACCGGTGAGATTATATTTCCATTTGGTGAATATACTAAAGTTAGTTGTGATTCAACATCTAATTATTTTGATATGGATTTAAATTCACTTTCGGCTGGTAGGGTATATAAATTGAAATTGAAAATAGAAGAAGATAATATATCAACTATTATAGACGAAAAAATGGTTTTTGAAATAATTGAATAACTCATATGACTGGATTAGAAGCTATAAACGAAAAATTACAACAAATAAAATCAGAATCACTTGAAAAAATATTGAGTGTTTCCGGTTCCGCAGTTATTAGTAAAAATGAGTATGGAATAAATGTTGTCGATTCTAATAATATTGCATCATCTTTGGTATTTAAAGAATTAACAAAAGATAAATACGATGATGAGGAGTTAAAAAAGGCCGTTGATGTTACCGTTGTGGAATTACTTCCAAATATACCATCAACTAATTTAGATTTAGTTCCTAGGCCTGTGTATAATGCCGAATTAACAACTTCGTTAAATTTGAGAACCCAAGTAATTAATTTAACAAATACAATTGGAACATTAAATGTAAGAATAACCGATTTAGAATCACAGGTTCAAATAGAAATAAATAATAGACTATCAATTGAACAAACTAACGATTTATTAGTTAATCAAATAGAAACTCTAAATGCAACGATTGAAGATTTCTCAAGTCAAATTTCAACATCACTACAAAAGTCAGTTGATGAGAGTATTTTGAGAGCATCATTACAATCACAAAAAACAGGATTTAAAGCACAGATTGAGGCATTGATTCAACAAATAAATTCATTAAATGCAATCATAGAAGGTTTACAATCTCAATTGGGTGCAGTAAGACAACAAAAAGACTTAGAACAAACTGCACAAAGTCAAGGTGGAACTATAATAAATAAAATAGTAAGTGCAAACTTCTCACCAAAGGGAGGTGCAAATGACCCAGTAATGTCTTATAAAATTGAAAATGCAAGAAAAGATAGAAGAGAATGGGTTAATGGTAGAATTTTAAGATTGGTCAATAATGATTTGGAACCTGTAACTGTTACTTTAACTGCATCATTTCCAAAAGCAAAAGTAAGTTCTATATTCAGTACGGTAGATGTGGCCCAAGCTTGGTTTAGTATACCTAAATCAACATTTACGATAACAGCGGGCTCGTTTGAAGAAATAACCTTCATAGATACTCCGAACAAGTTGGCTATTGAGAAAAGGGATAAAACTATTTTTTACGATGGTGCACTTAACATAGCAGTAAAAAGAGCAGATGGTTTTTCTGACACCAAAACATTTAAAACTAAATTAAAGGTTGCACATCCTAAATCGTATGATGGTTTTTAAATTTAAATAGATTATGAGTATTACAAAATATACAAATATAGATGATATAAATAATAAATCATCAAATGAGGGTAAATTTATCCAAGCGGATGATTTGTTTATAGTTTCAAAAAACGAAATTGAAAAAACCGATTTTGGAATGGGTAGATACGATGTAATGGAAGTTTCCGTATATGACATCAATAACAATTTATTACCACAAAAATCAGGAAATAATGTTGCGTATATAAAAAAAGGTGACATTCAAAATTATCTTTATAATATAACAAATAAAGTAGGTCAAAAAGAACTTGCAATCAATATTGAAAAATTATTAAACGATATAGGATTTAAAAACGGCATTCTTAAAGTTAATATAAATTTTGTAAAACAAAAAGTAGGTAGTGAAAATGAACTAATGAAAGTTTGGATACAGGAAGTTTCACCATCCAGAAATGAGATAAGAATTTTACCTTTGAAAACCAAAGACTCTAATATCAATGCAACAACTACTAGACAATTTAAGAATCTTAAAAGTTTAAATAAAGATTTTTTATATTATAAAACTTCTATATTAGATTCTTTAAATGCATATGAAAATTCTTTTTTAACTAAAATAGATTCGTATTTAGAAAGTAAGTTTGGTAAAGATTTTTTTGCAATTTTAAGAAAAGACTTTGGATTGAGTAAATTTGATACTTTTAGAACAAAAATATTTGAAGATTTTAAATTATCCGTTGGATATTATTTAACTAACAAATATTATAATGTTGGTGAATCTAATTTTGGAAAACAATCTGAAACTAGATTTGATGATTTTGAAGTATATGATTATGATGTAATGTTAAATGAAATACAAAAAATACTAAATAATTGCATTGACAATAATTCTAAAATATTAAAAAGAAGAAGTATTGAAACAAAACAATTACCAAAAGAGTTTGCAATTACTGAGTTACAAAAACAAATACAAAATAATTTAGAATCTTTTTCAACGTTCACAGAAACTAAAGTAAATGTTTATTCACCGACAGGAGAAGTTGCAGTATTTGATGATTCTAATTTAGGAATAACATACCCTGCAAAGGGAGTATTACTTTCAACATTGTGTAAAGGATATGACCAGTATGGAAAATATGCAGATGGTAGTGGTGGTTCATACGAATCATTAATTGCATCAAATTCTTCAAATTGTGGATATACACCCCCACCTCCTCCAGATGGTGGTAGTGGAGGTGGTGGAGGCAACTCTGGTGGTGGAGGAAATCCATTTAATGGCCCGGATGATGGGCCAGAGAGAAGAGACGGTGGATTGGGTAGAGTAGAAAATATTAGATAATAAAATATTTATAAAAAAACAATAAATGGTAGAAAGTACAGAAGATATAGGATTAGGGTATGGTGGTGTAAATACCGGAGGCGAGATTGGGTTTGTTCCACTTCCACCGGTTGAACAAACGGCCGATGAAATATTGACTGCAGATTATTCTGTTAATTATGAAATTGTATTTGCATCTAATTTTCAAAATGAAATTGGTAGTTTATTAAAATTAAAATATGAAATAGTTTCTGGTGATAATATAATAACCACCGATACTATAAGTTTGGCCGATTATAATACGGATGGTAAATCGACACTAAAATCCAATCTTACAAATTCGACTTTAAGAATCTATGTAGAAGGAACACTTCCGAGTAATTATAAAATTTTAAAAATATTTTATGCAAATAGACAGGTTGCAGAAAAAAATTCAAAAGATGTTTCGAAGTGGACAATTGGGGACAAAGTTATATCAGTACCAGCTACCGAATTATTAACAGGTGGATTTGCGGTTTCGGTTGTAATGGAAAAAACAATATTAGCTCCACAACCAATTGTATCTATTAAGGATACAAAATACGACTATAATGTAAAAGATTCCGATTTAGATACAATAGTTAATGTACCATTTAATTCATCTAATGCAGACTTTGTTGATTTTTATTTAAACACAAATAGTAAAATAAGAGTTGATGCAACTAAAGGGTTTATTGACTTTTCATTTAAAAAAGATTTTTTAGGAGTATATGGTAGTAAAAAACTAATAGTAGTTCCATATAGTGATGAATATGGTACGGGAAACAAAGAAGAGATTATTGTTAATTTTAATAGTGTAAATGATTTTCCATCAATTACACAAATTATATTTCCTGATGTTATAGATGTTCCTTCGTTTTCCGATTTAAATTTGGATATTGATGTAGAATGGAATTCATTTGCAGTTTCTTCGGTTGACATTGATTTAATTGCAAAGGATAAAAGTAGAATTCAATTATTTAAGTCATTACCTGCAAATGGTAAAATTAAAATAAATTTAAAAGATTTAACTAATAAATTTGCAAAATGGAGTGGTAGTGATAATGTAACACTTATCTTAAAACCATATAATAGAAGTGGTGCAGTAGAATTGGTTGGAAATGAATATGAAATAAAAACATCATTATTATTATCAAGTATAAAATTAGATGAAGATATACTTAAAAAGACTTTGTTTGATGCGTTCACTGCAAATATAAAATTCACAGAACCAGAGAAAGAAAGTAAATATCTAACACATCTTGCAAATTTTGGTAATGATGAACAAATAATAATTTCATCATGGGAAGAGGATAATTTTACATTATCGGATAAAGGACAAGATAATTTAGGAAATACAATTGTTACCAAAGAAGTTGAGTCTTTGATATTAAAATTATACTCAACACTTCCTGCAAATATAACGGAAAATTCAACACTTTGGATTACTAAGTTGTTGACTAACCCACTAATTGAAACGGTAGTTTTATCGGAACAATCGGATTTAATATGTCCTCCATTAAAAGGCCCGAATTTCGACATAGATATAGACTTTACAAAAGGTAAATCTACTAACTATGAATCATTAGATGAATTGATACTAAATGCATCAGTTTCGTCATCAAGTGGATTAGTTTCACAATATTTAAGTTCATCTTTGGTAAGTACCGATGGTTTGAATATCGAATATGTAAGTGGTTCAACGTATCTTTGGGATAATTTTGTACACTTTAGTTCTGCAAAAGAAAGAGTTGACAATTTTGTATATAAAGTACAATTGATTGAGGAATATGAGAGTTTAATATTAAGTTCATCTACTGATGCTGCAAACTTTACGGCATTTCCATCGTCATATACATCATCAATATCATCTATTCAGGATGTTGAAAGAAATAGAATAAAAAAAGAACAAATTATACAAGGGTTTGATGGATTAGATACATTCTTATACACATCTTCATCAATGTCTTGGCCGTATTCCGGTGATAATAGACAACCAAGTACTAATAATAGTGTAACCCAATGGTATACCGATATAATAGATTTAGCTACTGATTATGATTTAGAAAATAGAGATAATATAATAAACAATATACCTCAACATATTGTAAACAATACTGAAAATGAAGATGTTTTATTATTTTTATCAATGATAGGTCATCACTTTGATAATATATACTTTCATACAAAGGCAATAGAAAGAAGTAGAGGTTTGGGTTATAAATCAAAAAATGTTTCCGATAAGTTATTATTTGACATATTGAAATCATTTAATTGGGATGCTAAAAACTTAGCTGCAGATTCACAACTTTGGAATTATGTATTTGGTATGGATTCCAATGGTAATCAACAATATAAATCATATGATGCCGAAGGGAGATTAATAAAAAGTAATCCTGCAAAGGAAAGAACATACCAAGTTTGGAGAAGAATTGCAAATAACATACCATACTTACTAAAACACAAAGGTACAAGGAGAGGTGTTTATGCATTATTAGCATGTTATGGAGTACCTGCATCAAATCTTTCAATTTTAGAGTTTGGTGGTCCTGAAGTTACTGATACGAATAAAACTAAGTTTGAATTTGAAAATATAACTACTGCATTAAAAATGATTAGTGGTTCATATGTTCAAATTGATTGGCAAAATACAGAAAAAAATAGAAAACCAGATACGATTGAATTATTTGTAAAACCGGCATATAGTGGTAACTTTACTTTAATATCTGGAAGTGGATGGGATGTTAAATTAAGTGGTTCTGTCGATTCTAAATTTGGTAATGTCATTCTTAATATTGCATCACAATCCCTATCATCAAGTTTATTACCGATTTTTAACGATTCTTTTTTTGGTATTGAAATTAGTAGATTGACTGGAAGTGGTGGTGATGTTACTATGTCTTTAAATTTAAGACAGGCAGATAAAGAAAAAACTATATTCCAAACAACATCCACATTATCATTAACATCTTCAAATTGGGAAAGTGGTTCTACAATTAGATTGGGTGGAAATTATACAGGTAGTTTAGATGAATTCCGTTTATGGAGTACACCATTGGATAAGGAAAGATTCTTTGAACACGTTTCCTTTCCAGAAATGATTAACGGAAACCATACATCTTCATCTACTGATGATTTGTATTTTAGATTAGATTTTGAATATCCTAAAAATTTGGCAACATATACAACTTTGCCAAATGTGGATACCAACATATATTTTGAAAGTGGATTGACTAGAAATGATTATGAAACAGGTACAACATCTTCATTATATTCAATGAATGTGCAACCATTATTATCAGCTTCAGTTTATTATCCAATATCAATAACAACATATCCTTATCAATTTGAAGCAATAGATAGAAGTGTAATATTGGAAATTCCGGATGTAGGTTCTACAAGATACTCAACTAATAAAGTTAGATTTGAAGAACAAACTTTAATTGCAGATTTATCATCAAAGGGTAGAGCAACTAAAAAAGCATTTGACCAATCTCCAACGGATTCCAATAGAGTTGGTCTATTTTTCTCACCTACAAAGGAATTGAATATTGATATTGCCAAATCTTTGGGTGGATTAAATTTAGATAACTACATTGGTGACCCTGCGGACAAATATAGGTCAA